TCAACCTCGCGCTGATCGGCCTCCGGAACAACAGCGTCTGCCTCACGCAGAACGTCATCGCGCCGCTTCCAAGCCGCCGTCGCCATTGCTTTGGCTTCCGAACGACTGAAATTCATGTGACGTAACGCGGCCTCGATGTCGCGAACGTCAGCGTTCTTTACGCTCGTCACCAGCGCCGCAGCATTTGCAGGCATAGTGACAAGCGAAGTCTCAAACAGGTCTACCTCTTTCAGCAGCCGTGCGCCGCCTTCCATAGCGTAGTCCTTGGTAACGTAGCCAATCGACAGGCCGTCAATCGCGCCAGCCTTGACCAGTTCGTATGCGTCCCGGCCCTTGCTGGTCTTGATGGCGATGCGGCCCTTCATATACAGGCCACGGTCGTCCTCGCGGTATTCGTCCCAAGTGCCAATCGGATCCATCATGTTGTGCTGATAGAGCATCTTGGGCTTGCGGCCCTTGAGCGTCTCCGTGAACGCGCCCTTGACCATGATGTCGCCATAGCTGTCACGGTTGCCAAAGACAGCGCCATAGCCCTCGATCTGGCCTTCTTCCCCGGTTGCCTTGACGTCAAGGCTCAGGCTTTTCTGTTCAACCGTCATATCGGCATCCTTTTCCCATTTGCTCACGCATACCGCGAAACGCTGATCGGCGTCCGGGAAGTCTGAAACAGCCTCGGCGTCGCCCATGCAGCGGTCGATCCATTGGTCACGATTTTCCCCGGCTCTTGGCTCTGGCATGTTTACTCACTTTGCAATACTTGTGCGAAGTATAGCAGCAAACTGCAAACTTGCAAAGATGCGGCTATTCACGGTCTGCCCGCCGAAACGTCATGGCGCAGCGGCAGTTGATAACATTGCCCGCCGTGCCTGCCGGGTCGCCCGGATACATTAGCGGCTCACGGGTGCCAAAGATGGTCGGAACCATAAACGGTTGCTCTAATGCCACGCGCTGTTCGTCAATCACTCGGTGGTCGTAAGTGTCGTCAAGCACGATGCTGCGAGTGCGGCCATCCTCCACGCTGTTCCATTGCTTTACCAAAGGGCGCGTTGATTGCTGGGCTGTCCGATATTGCGCATATTGGCTGGATCCGTGCGTTTCCGTCCGGGCAATGACACGGGACCGGATCCGGCTAAACTCTGGCACCGCCTCACGCAGCAGCCGTGCGATTTCCTCGATGCCCAAGCCCTCTTGTTGGCCCTCGCGGATAACGCCCATCACTTGCTTGCGGGTGGTTTCCAGTATCTGCAAAACCTTCTGCGCGCCGTATTGCTCGATATATTGGTCGATCAGTTGCTGAAATAGATCGTCCTCATCCTGCTTTGTTTGCAGGTGCGGGAAACAATCCTTTAGCCCGTCGATCATAGGCTCGCCACCCATGCGCATGGCTGTGGCGTAGGTCTCGCGCAGCATTTCAATCGTGCGCTCGCGTGCATCAACGGGCAGGCCGACGATATCGTCCGCCTCGTACCGCTCGATCATTTCATCCATGAAAGACGTCAACGTGCGCTCAATCAGCGGCTGCGTGGCGTCTTCCATTGCATCGAGGTCAGTATCCATAAGCGATTTTGTGCAGCAACTCTGCGCCCGCCATCTTCTTAGTGGACATTGGATGCCCCTCTGGCAAAAGATCCGTGTCGTGTTGCCCGCTGCGGAACTTGCCATTGCGCAGAGCATAGAGGAACGAATTGACGCGCGCATATGCCCACTGGTCGGCGCTTGTCACGTTTGGACGAACGCTGCCGGGGTTGGTGTTATATGCCCCGACGCCCCGGCGGAAAACAGCAATCAACGTGCGCAAATTGGTGCGCTTGCTGGCCGTGTCGCCATGGTCTTCGTTGTGTTCTTCGACCTTGCCCTGCAAGCCTTTGCGGACCGCATCGCTTACATCGTCCTCGGCTTTGCTTTCGCGTTCCAGTTCATTGTAGCGCGCAGAATACCAATCACGGCCAGCAGCGCCGCCCCAGAGCATCGCAGAGGCAAACGCTGGGCTGTCGCGTGGCTCGTCTAGGAAGCGGTTATTTCGGCCCCACCAGCGGTTAGCCTTGCGCACCCAATCCTCAGACACGCTGCCGCCGCCTGCAATCTTGGTCGCCATGCGGATCGTCGCGGCTTCGATGCCGTCCCCGGTCAAGCCTTCCTTGTGCATTTCCAGCCCGCGCCGATAGTTGCTCACCATCGTGTCGGTTGGCTTGAACGATTGCTTAACCTCAAGGCTCTTTTGCTCCATCGCAGGCGCTAGAAGCGGCGTGTATTCTCCCTCGCCTTCCTCTGGGAAGCCCATCATGACGCGGCTTTCCTCGCGGGTCAGGACGCCCTTTTCAAACGCCAGCACAGCACGGTCGAACATCTTTTGGCGGATGCCTTCAAGCGCCGGGATGCTGTCGAGATCCAGCTTAAATTTAAGATCGTCGCCAAAGCGCGGCAACATCCACGATGTCATCTCAGCAAAGAACTCGTCCAGCAGCGGAATAACCGTGTCCGTGTAAAGGCGCTCTTTCGCCTGTTCCAGATTGTTGAACGTGCTGGCGTCGTTGTCGATCAGCGGAAGCGGCACGCCAAACGCGCTCGAAACGTATTTGGCGGTTTCCTTCATGGTGTTGAGGAAATCCATGTCCATTGGCGTCTTGGACATTTCGACGTAATCGGCATCGTCAGACAGCATTGGGATTTCGCCGCTGTTGCCTGCGCCCGTCATTGCCGTCTTGAAATATTCCCGCATCCGCTGAACCATCTCGCCGCTGGGATAGCCGCCTTTGAAGCGGACCAAGCCGCTGGGACGTGCGCCGTTCTTTAGCAAGCTGTAGTTCCAGACGGATCCGGCGTTATGCGTATCCGCCGCCAGAGATGCCGCCATAAGCGGGGATTGGCCGCGCCAGTAGTTCGACGGGTTGTAGGTCTTGAGGTAGAACACCTCGCTTTCGCCCGTGACCTGATCGACCTTGAAATAGGTCTCCGACTTGCCCCGCTTGTGGCAATACGCCAGCGGCAGCCCGTGGGATCCGGGCTTTACTTCCATGTCCATCGGGTTGAGCGGCCACATCTCGGCAAACTGGCCGTCTGGCGTGCCAACGCAAAAGGTTTCGCCGAACAGCATCCGGTTGACCAGCATTTCCGACAGCCACGCCTGATAGGCTTGCCACGGGTTAGGCTGGGCCAATACGTCAAGCGCCGGGTGCTCGGTCAGCATTTCGTCGCCCTGATACAGTTCGACTTTGATGGACTTGGCCGCCTCGACCACCTCGCGGATAGCCCGGTAAACGATGACGTTCTGTTGATAGCCTTCGCGGACGTAAGCGCCCCGTGAATGGTTGGCTGCCCAACTTGCGCCACCGCCGACCATGAAAGCCGCCCCGGTTGGATGCTCTTTGCGTTCGTCCGGTTTAGGGCTGCGAGTGAAAGGCCATGCCATGCTTAAAGCACTCCGAAAATTGCTTCACCGTGTCCGCCAATCATAGGCTGCAAGGCATATCTCAAAGCGTCGATGTAGTGGTTGTTTGCATCAACGATTTTCGGCATGATGTCCCCCGACAGGCGATCTTGTTTATACGAATAAAGCCGAAACTCGCGCGCGGTTTCCGGGCAGTCACTGTGAATAATAACATGGTCCAGCGATTTAATAAAGGCCACGCCATCTTCGACGGATCCAGCCCACTTTTTCACGCCCTTGATGGCAGGGATGCCGTGCCGCTGTAAATAGCTAATACTTTCTGGCCGGGCGCTGTCGGCCCTGACGGCGTGTTCTGCCATGAGCGGCATTCGCCCCAGAACAAACGATGCCGTGTCGTCGAGTTCCAGCCCTACGCGTCCAGCTTCCCGGCGTATATACAGGCGTTCTTCGTGGATATAACATTCGATTGCAGCCGTTGGATCCTGCGCAAAGCCAAAGTCTAACCCGTAGTAAGGCCCATCCCAAGTGCGCTGCGGCTCAAAGTCTCTGACGCTGAACTTGCCCCCGAACACTTGCGCGTCGCTGTTCTCAAGGTATGCGCCCTCCCAGATGTGGGCATAGGTCGCCGGATCCAGCCGGGTCATCTCCCGCTTGCGTAGCGTCTCAAGCCCCTTAGGAAAGAACGGGTTGTCCTGCCAGTTCACTTCGCAGATCAGCGCCGTTTGCGGTGGCGACTTGCGAAACCTCTTATCGACCGGGCTGTTCTCGGTACGCGGGTTCCATATCGCCCAGAGTTCCGACTTGTCCGTGCGGAATACCGTGGCTTCCAGCGCCAGCCAACTATCGTCCGGGACGTCCTCGGCTTCCTCAACAATGGTCAGGTCGATGCCGGCCAGTGACTTGATGCTGGACGTGTTGTGCCGCAGGCCGCGAAATATAAACTCGGTCCCGTTCTTGCCGCGCAGATAATCAACGCCGACCTCGTAGTGGGCAGCAAGCCACGGCGTGCGCTCGATGGCGTCTTTCAGTTCCCGGTGAAAGCTGTCCTTGATGCTCACCTGCAATTCGCGGGTGCAAAGGATGCGCAGAGGCTCCCTGTAACCCCAATATGCGGCCATCATAGCTGCCGACTGCGACTTGGCGGATCCACGGCCACCATAAAGCGCCCGGTATTGCACCGCCCCTCGATCCGGCTCGAATACGTCGAGAACCTTGTCGGGAAGGTTAATCGCCGTTTGCGTCATCGGGCTTTACGCCGCGCAGCACAACGGTCGTCGGCGGGGTCATAGTGCCATCGCTGGACGTGTGGTCGAGATTGTTTGTCTCGCGCCATCCCATCCGGGTCTTGGCCCAGAACATAGCCGCTCGGCTGCACTCGCCATAAGATGCGCCTTGCTTCAGCGCACTTCCGCTTGCCATAGTGTAAAGGAATTTCCCGACATTGGCATTCGCCTTTATAGCGGAAAGTTTCAGTTCCTCGCCATAGTGCTTGGCCAGCGTTGGTTTGCTGATCCCGATGTAAGCGGCGATTTCGTCCTGCGGCATACCAAGCGACGCCAAGGTGCGAACCTCGACGCGGCTTTCTGTTGTTGGCTCGTGTGCTTTCCGTGGCATTATGCGGCCTCACGTTCTGCTTTGAGTTCTGCGTAGGTCTGACCAGTTGCCTCAAGTGTAGCATATTGTCCGGTGAAATCCTGCCAGCGTTTGATGATGACGTCGCAATACTTGGGGTCTAGTTCCATCATGCGGCAGTCGCGGGCTGTCTTTTCGCAGGCGATCAAAGTGGATCCAGAACCTCCAAATAGGTCGCTTATGGTATCACCGCCCTTGCTGCTATTGCTCAGAGCCCGCTCAATCAGCGCAACAGGCTTTGGCGTGGTATGGCCCTCAACGCGCTCTTTATCAAACTTCCAAACGCTTGTTTGCTTTCTATCCCCATGAAATGTGTGAGAGCCATTATTCATCCAGCCATAAAGACATGGCTCGTGCTGGCTCTGATAATCCGTCCTCGAAAGCGTCAAGCTGTTCTTAGCCCACACAATCATGCTAGAAAAATGAAAAAACTCACGAAACACAACATGAAAAATGTCAGCACACTTGTCGCTGTGAAACACATAGATTGAAGCGCCCGCCTTAGAACTTGCCAAATAATTTGCGAAAGAAGACCGCAACAGTTCTTCTAGCCCCCCCCTATCGTCGTTATTTATGCCTTTGTAGTCCACTCCATAGGGCGGATCAGTAAACACCATGTCCGCCTTCACGCCATCCATCAACCGCTCCACCGCATCAATGCTGGTGCTATCCCCGCACATCAGCCGATGCCGCCCAAGCACCCAAACGTCTCCTTCAACCGTAACAGGCTGCTCTGGTGCTTCCGGAACCGCGTCCTCGTCGGTCAGCCCTTCGGTTTCGTCTGCGGGAAAAAGGTCGTCAATCTCGGCCAGTTCAAACCCGGTCAACTCCAGATCAAAGCCTGCGTCTTTCAGGTCGGCAAACTCTAACGCCAGCGCCTCGTCATCCCACCCAGCGTTGAGCGCCAGCTTGTTGTCCGCAATCACATAAGCGCGCCGCTTGGCCTCGCTCCACCCAATCGCGGTCATGCAGGGAACGTCCTCGATGCCCAGCTTTTGCGCCGCCATGATGCGCCCGTGGCCTGCTATAACGTTGCCCACCTCGTCGCAGAGAATGGGCATGGTCCAGCCCCACTCGCGAATGCTTGCGGCGATCTGCGCCACCTGTGCGTCGCTATGCGTGCGGCTGTTGCGAACGTAGGGGATCAGGTCGGCAATTTTGCGGCGCTCTACCTTGTCGGCTGGCCAATCCATTTTTCTCTCCAATCAAAACACTTGTGCAAACTATAGGGACGCCATGACAGCGACGCAACATCCGAAAATAACGCATCCTCGGATTGCAGCCGCTGCCGTGGGTGGTATAAGCATCTCGCGGGACGCAAAACATCAACCAACAAACCGCAGGTTTTGTCTTGGTCCGTGTTACCGAATAG